ATACTCGCAAGATAAGATATTTCCTGTCGGGCGAATACGGAGACCAGACTCAAAGGCCGCATTATCATGCAATCCTCTTTAACTTGTCGTTATCTGATAGCGACAAGCAGCTTATTAAAGATCAATGGCCTTTATGCGATTGGACAAATCCTCACATTGCGAAAAATAGCTTTGGTACTGTAACACCTGATAGCATCCAGTATGTTGCCGCTTACATTGACAAGAAATACAGCGGCGACTTGGCAACTCAGGAATACACTGATAAAGGGCGCGAACCTGTGTTTAAATTATGCTCAAAAGGCATCGGACGTGCTTTTTGTGATCTTAATGGCGATCAGCTGTATGATAACCTATACACTACAATGCAAGGTGTCAAGATGTCTCTGCCTCGCTATTACTGCAACAGATTACAAATACCGGAGCATATACTCAAGATTAAGGCTTCCGAAGCCGAAGAAAAATCAATAGAGCGTAAAACAGGAGTTAGAATGTCAAGGATTGATTACTATAAAACTCAACGGGTGCCGGACGTTGTGAAACTAGAGGACGGCATCAGGGAGTCATTAAATCAATCTGACATTAATCTGCATGCTCGATCTAAGTTGTACGGTAAAAACAAGATTTGATTACTGTATTATACGGTGCTGTCGATTCTGACAGTACCGCGCCGCCGGCAGGCGAATTTAACTAAAGGAGACTCAAATGCAAACTAAACTTTATACGGTTTATGACTCGGTTGCTGAGGAGTCAGGCCCGATATTTCAGGCCGTCAATGACGGTGTTGCAATGCGTAACTATAACAATATGCTTGCGTCTATGCCACACATCAACCCGGCTGAGTATAAGCTGTTGTGCGTCGGTATATTTTTAACCAACACTGCCCACGTACAGGGCATTGATCATTATCACGTAACGGAGGCAAGGGTGCTCGATGAAAAATCGGAAGCGTAACATATACAGCCGCGCTGGCAGTCTTAACCCGTCAAGGTCGATGTTTGACCTGTCTTATAGTAAGCTTTTTGACTGTGACATGGGCCAACTAATCCCTGTCATGTGTGATGAGGTTGTGCCTGGCGATTTTTTCAAGATTGGGAACCAAGCTGTCGTGCGTTTTCAACCTATGATTGCGCCAATACTGCACGAAATCAATGTTTACGTGCATTATTTCTTTGTGCCTTATAGACTGCTCTGGGCTGATTGGGAGGATTTTATTACCGGCGGTATATCAGGCGATGAAGTCCCGGTATTACCTGAGTTCCATCCCGGGTCTCCGGCAGAGCTTGCCATGTATACTTTATGGGATTATTTAGGTTTACCTCTTGCTGCCATGCCTAACGGATGTATGCCCGTTGATTTCCCTCGGCGTGCATACAATTTTGTGTATAACGAGTATTACCGCGATGAGACACTACAAGCCGAGATAGATATTACCGCCAATTTCGACATATTACGCCGCAACTGGGAAAAGGATTATTTTACATCTGCGCTGCCGTGGCAGCAGCGTGGCACAGGCCCAGCGTTACCTATTGCCGGTATCACGCATGCAGAGTTCACATCTACGTTGACCGAGAGATATAGCGGCACTCCGGAAAATGCAGTTGATTATCTTGCTGTACGTAATGATGCTGACAATTATCATGTACAAATATCTGGAACAGCGGGGACTTACGCACAATCGCAGGAAAATTTAATCAATGCACTATCGGACAATAATACTATTGATCTAAGTACTGCTAGCACATTTGATATTGCCGATCTTCGTCTTGCTTTCCAGATTCAAAAATGGATGGAACGCAACGCTCGTTGTGGCGCACGTTATACGGAGTTTCTGCAGGCTCATTTTTCGGTCTCTCCTCGAGACGAGCGCTTGCAACGCCCTGAATACATCGGCGGCACAAAGGCTCCTATTATAGTATCGGAGGTGTTACAGACATCATCAACTGATACAGAGTCTCCGCAGGGTAACATGGCAGGACACGCGATATCAGTCAATGAAGGATACGCTGGCAAGTATCATGTCAAGGAGTACGGCTTGATAATGGGCATAATGTCCGTGATGCCACGCGCTGTCTACGCGTCTCAAGGAGTACCCCGCCAATGGATCAAACGTACTAAATTTGACTTTTTCTTTCCCGAGTTCGTTAACCTCTCCGAACAGGCCATTGAGAATGGTGAAATATGTGCTGTTGATGCTGACGCAACACACAATACCGGTTTGTTTGGCTATCAAGGTCGTTACGATGAGCTACGTCAGAAAAATAATATGATATGCGGTGCAATGCGGTCAACGTTCGACTATTGGCATTTAGCCCGTGTGTTTAACCCGGCGAGCCCTCCGATCCTCAATTCAAATTTTATTGAGTGTAATCCGGATAAGCGTATTTTTGCGGTAGAGAATGTGCCCGGGCTTATCGTACATTTTAGCAATCTCATTAAGGCTTTCCGGCCTCTGCCTTTATCAGCGGAACCCGGACTGATAGACCATCACTAGGAGATAACCATGAAGTTTAAAACTCAATACAACACTAAACCTTCACCGCCTGAACTCGGAGGCGGTGAAAAACTTGTTGAAACAGCTGGCTACATCCCAGCCCATAAACAAATTGAAAATCTGCTCATGGCTGGTAAAAGGTTAGTAAGTTTCCGCGAACAATACGATTTTACAGGAGATAAAGAAATCGATGAATCTTTTACTGATCCTACCCGTGCTAGGAATTTTGATCTTGCTGATGCTAGTCAGCTTGCTTTACAGGTTGAAGAGAATTTACGAAGACCGCAAGCTGAACAGGCTAGTAGCTCAGGCGATACTGGAAGTACACCTGAACCGCCTAAAGTGAGTGAGCAGGCATGAATCATGCCAAGAGTACAATTAAGCCCGGGAAACCGGGCTTTTATTTCCGCTATATTCAGGCTTCTTGTTGTGAATATAGCGGAATGACACAAAGTGGCATAAAAAAAAATTAAAAAAAAATTATAAAAAAACATCTGTGTAGTAGACAGTATGATTTATGTATGATACTATTAGTATAAATGGAGGTTTGAAGAACTATGAGACAGTCAGACGAAGGCTTTTTGATCGGGAATTGTCAGGAGTGCGGACACTTGGTTTATGAAAGGGAATTGAAAGTATTTTATTGCAGTCTATCAGGACAGGATGTAGACGTCAAAAAAGACATACCCGAAAATTGCACACTCAAAAAGAGTTAAGGTAAAAAAATGATAAATGAGATTGAAAATCACGTACAAACATTAAAAAATTTATATACCTGTATAATGTACTTGCAAGAATTGATTGACAATTCTGAGAATTTAGATTATTTATATGACACGTTAACTGACTATCTTATGGTAGTTGAGCGTACTGCTAGATTTTTATCAAGGCTACAAATAGTACTAAAAGGAGAGGTTGTAATCAATGAACTGGAGTGATATTGGTGCAATAGGACAAGGACTTGGAGGTCTTTCTAATAGTATATTTGGAGGTTTAAACTTTTGGCAACAAAACGAAAACCTTAAATATCAAAAACGCTTACAAAAGCAAATATTTGCCCGTGAAGATAATGCTGTGCAACGCCGTGTTGCGGATCTCCGCGCTGCTGGTCTCTCTCCTGTGCTCGCTGCCGGATCCGCGGCTAGTGCAGGTCCTGCTATACAAACTCAACCTCCCCAGTTTGTCGGCATTAATCCTCAAATAGCGGAAATGGCTCAAGTCAAGCTTGCTTTAACACAAGCTGACAAAAATATTAGTAACACGATTGAGCAAAACAAACTACTTAAAATGCAGCAATTAAAAGCTGCTGCTGACACTAATTTATCGCGCGTGTTATCGAGGCGAAATGAGGCTGAATCTCAACGTATTAAAGCAGATGCTGAGTTAATAAAAGCTAAAACTAACATCACCCAACACGATTATGGCATATTTTCCCGTACTGGCACTACTAGTCAAGGCGGACGTTGGACAAATGACCTGCGTAATCTTGTTAATTCAGGTGCTAACGTTGGTAAATCCCTTAGAGACGCACAAAAACAGAAACTAGGCGCTAGTGGCGGCTGGTAATATAACTAAAAGGATGGTAAAAATATGCGTTATCGCAAGTCTTTTAGGCGCAAAAGAAGACGCAGAACGTCAAGGCGTATCAGACGATACGGATCATCGCGCGGAGGAATAAGGCTGTGAAAAAGGTATTGAAATATGCATTGTACGTCCCCGGTTACATTATTAACGCCGTTGGTGTTGAAAAAATATCCGGATGGGTTGCAAGTGCCCTGCGGAAAGTGTTTAAGCTGCCGCATAAGTAAACGGCGAGAATGGTCTTTAAGGCTATATCATGAGCTGGCGACAAGTGAGGATGCTGTGTTCTTGACTCTTACGTATGATGATAATCACGTCCCTGATAACGGATCACTCCGTAAAAAGCACGTACAAGATTTTATCAAACGCTTAAGGCGACAAATGGAGTACTATAACGATACTCGCAAGATAAGATATTTCCTGTCGGGCGAATACGGAGACCAGACTCAAAGGCCGCATTATCATGCAATCCTCTTTAACTTGTCGTTATCTGATAGCGACAAGCAGCTTATTAAAGA